TAAAGTCAATGTTTGTTCCGCTACCTTGTGCTGACAATACAGGAGCAGTTGCATCTCCAACAGCACGAATGTACTGAGCAGAACCTTTACCAAACTCAGATGTACTATTTGATGTAAGCGTAGTAAACACACCTGTAGAGGGTGTTGTTGCTCCTATTGTGGTGTTGTTGATTGTAGTGCCGTTGATAATTGGGGCAAATGATTTTTCCCAGAGTGATGTACTTGCGTTGTAAACAAGAGTCTGTCCAGTAGTAGGAGACTGCGCTGACACATTGTGCAGCTCGTCCATCTCGTAGCCGTTTTGTACCTTAACAAACAATTTACCCTGCGTTGGGTGTGCGTGTTCAACAATGGCAACATACACTAAATGCTGGGGGGCATAAGGCTTTGTTGCAGTTAATGTACCAGCCGTTGTTGGGCTTAGATATAGTTGTTGTCCGTCTGTGTAAGCAGACGTATTGGTATTGGTAATTAAACCAATAACAGTAACATAACCATTTGAGTTGTTTGCTATATCTGCGGTTATTAAACCTAGTGTTTGAGCCGAAGTTGCGTCACTATTAGCCAATGCTTTTGAGACAGTTGAAATCTGCCCTGTTGCACCTGAAATATAAACAGCCGTACCTTTAGTTAAGGTTGCACCTGTTGTATTACGAACTTGCGCTAACAATGTAGAAGCAGGGGATGCCGCAGATACCGCCAAATCAATATTTGTGCCAGACTGTAAAACTACAATACTTCCATCGGCAGACGTAACAGTCTGTAATGCCGTATCTGCTGTTGCACCTTGAGCCGCAGTAGCAAATGCTGTGCTGTTTTGCGTTGCCGCAGTACCTAAACCCAAGTTAGTTCTAGCCGTTGACGCATCAGCCAGATCAGACAAATTGTTTGCAATGGCTAACGCATTAACATTGGCAGCAGTTAAAACTACAGTGCCTGTAAATCCGTTTACCGATGTAACCGCATCAGTGTTATCAATCTTTTCCCAAGCAGTTCCATTAAAAATAGCCCAATCACCAATGTTCCAACTGGTAACGCCATTTAGGTTGGTTGATCCTGCAACACTGACAACATAGTAATAACCTTTTGTGCCAACACTAGATGCTAAAGTTGGAGTGTTAGTAGACGCATTCCATGCACCTTGATAACTAACACCACCTTGAATAGACGCAGGGATCTGAGACAAAGGAACAGTGCCACCAGCATCTAGGGTAGCAACACCATTGGCTACACCCGCATCAAGGACAGCAGCCGTTCCCAAACCCAAATTAGTTCTCGCTTGACCCGCTGTAGAAGCTCCAGTACCACCATCAGCAATAGCAAGGTCGGTAATACCAGTGATAGACCCACCAGTGATAGCAACACTTGAAGCGTCTTGAGTAGCAATCGTACCAAGTCCAAGATTAGTCCTTGCTCCACTTGCTGTAGTGGCTCCTGTACCGCCATTAACAATAGCAACAGTGCCCGTTACATTGGCAGCGTTACCAGAAATGTTTCCCGTAATCTTAGAACCTGCCAAAGATGCAATCCAAGAAGGGTCTACATATGTACCATTGGTATAAACACCATTAGTAACTGTTCCTGCATTTCCAGAAATGTTACCTTGAATCGTGCTACTAAAAGTCTTAGTTCCTGCAATAGTTTGACTGCTTGTTAAATCAACATAAAGCGCAGAACCAGTAATTTGAGTCCAAGTTGTACTACCACTCTTAAACCACAAAGCATTTGGAGTTACACCCGTTTGAATGTACAACTCACCAATCTGACCAATGCCAGAAGTAGGCGCACCAGAACCATTGATGGTTCCTGAATAGCTCAAAACGCCAGGCGTTGACCAAACTAAAGGAGATGTTGATCTAGAGTTAACAAGAGCAATGGAAATCCATACAGGATTTGTAGGATTAGACGCTGGCGCATTAGTCCAACCGCTAGGTGCTGTTCCAGAGTCAGTTTGAAAATTCCAAGAACCACCTGTAGGCGTAGCAGGTTGAGTTGCACTTGTTTGGAAAACAAACCATTCAAAATAGTAACCACCAAAAGTAGTCCCGTTGCCATACAAACCCGCAGACTCGCTGCCAGGTTGGGCAACCACAGAACCATTGGGGCTTTTGCCATACAAGCCAGGTGTCTCAGCACCAGGTTGAGCAATTAAAGCACCAGTTCCGCTATTTCCGTAAAGACCGCCTGTTGCCATTTTTTATGCTCACTTAAAACTGTATCTGTAGTTGCGTGGCTGAAATTCAGAAGTAAGGTGTTGGTCACCGCCCAACCACTTGCCTTTGAAATTCTGATCTTCAATTAAACCATATGCATCTTCAAATCTTGCATTCCATTTTTGGGCTTCATCATTGTTTTTATTCTTATCGTAATATGCCCATAATGTGCCATACATATAGCCTTCTGGGAAGGAGGCAAGACAAGCGTTATTTTGCACAATAGGATCTAAAGCATCATCGGTTGGCCCAAAAAGAAATGGGAATGTGCGCTGATAATACGCCTTGATTTCTACGTTTTCACCAGGGTTTGGCGTAAACACATAATTAGGCCCTACTTCAGAGAATGAAGCACGAATAACCCGTGGCACACCAAATGGGCGCACATACAATTGGTCAATCATGCGTCTACGAATAATTTCTCTATCACCAACTCGGTCATAAACAATCCAAGGACCCATAGAAGCAGCAGGTGTGCCTGGCGGGACAGCACTATTAGGTGTTTCTTGAAAAAAGAAAATAGGCTTATTCATGTCAGCAGGAATAGGCGCAAAACCATTGGCATCTGTTGTTAAAACAGTAGGATTGTTACCATATGGATTTGTACGCAAACCTGGCAACTCAATGGTACGCATTTTTAACTCGCACAATTGAATGCAAGACAAAATCTCAATACTTGATTGAGTTGGGTACTTTAAAATGCTGACAGGAAATGTTAAACCTTGCCAAGTTCCGTCTGGGTCGCTAACAGTGATGGTTGTAGAAGATACAGCCAAAACAGTTGTGTAAACGCCCGTTACAGATGGCCCAATAAAATCACCAATAAATACAGATCCAACAGGTGTAGCAGATGTTGTAATTACACTTGTAGTCGAATTAAACGCAGTAGCGTTAATTGTTAAGGCTGTTGGGATTGCCCCTACCCATTGTGCTATACGGCTAACAAGTGCGTTAGCAGATTGGATGAAAAGGGACATAAGACATCCTTATTTTGTCGGGACTATTGGATTATAAGGCAGTGGAATTTTTCCGCTAGGGTGGCAAACAAAATCACTGTAAAACTGGTTCACAATGGCGTAAAAAAGGATCTTGTCTTTTTTGTCCATTTTGATCAATTCCCAAGGTCTGTTGTTAAACCATTTTCCGCTTATTTCATGGGCAAAACACTTTGGCAAGTTCATAGCTTCAAAAGTGCCAGCAAACATCGGATTATCCGTTGTGCCAATCATCTTATAAAACTCTCTACGTTCTTTGCAATATAGCTTGATGTTTTCTACGTTTTTTTGTTCATATTGAACATAACGCTCACCATCAATAGCTCCAACCTTGTAATTCATGTTGGATGTGTTAAATGTTTGCGACCATGTTCCCGATTTAACCTCGTTGAACATTTTGTCGTTTTTAATTAACGCACCTTCCATGCCAGCTTCGAGAATACCCTTTGTATAGTAATCCTCGCTTACTTTGGCTTCTTCATTATTTAAGTTTAATTCCATGCTTTGCTCCATGATTCTCCAAAGGGAACCCCTTAGGATTCCCTTCAGAGACACTAGGATTAAGACAAGTAACGCTTGACTTGAGCCGTAGGACGGGGAGTTGTTACAACAGCACCAGTTGTCATGGCAGCCAAAACAGCCACGCCAGCAGGGTTGCGAACAATCAATGTACCTTCCATGATGTACTGATCCAAAGAAGCGTCAGCATTTGAGAACACTTCGTTGTTAGGACCAAGTTCACGCAAAGAACCCCACTGAACAACATCAGGATTCAAGAACAGAATCGATGTGTTGTCAGAACCTGTTTGATCCATAACCCATGAGTCATCGATCTGGTAGGTGTAGTTGAAGTCACCTTCGTATGTACCAATCGTGTCACCCTTGTCAGCAGGGTTAAATCGGTTGATAGAACGGCTCTGAGGAATGTTGTCAGAGATAGTAGTACGCAAAGATGTTGGAACCACCATGTTGGTGATCTTGGCATTGAAGCGTTGCTCAGCAGTAGTAACCAACTGCTTGTACAGCACAGGGCTGAAAGCTTGCAGTGTCACGCCACTTGAGAAAGTGAAGTAACCCAAACCTGCGTTAGACAAAACACCATTGAAAGGTGTGTTTGTGTTAACAGCAGAAGTTACGTCATTGCTATCAGAAGTAGCCAAGTTCAACACTGAAGTGCCGTCTGTGTCGTTACCAGAGCGTGTTCCAGCAAAAGAGAACAAAGAACCGAATCTGCGACCAGAGTTAACAGTTGTAGAGCCTGATGGCTGTGTACCAGCTTGACCAGAGTACTTGATGGAAGCACCATCAGCACGGAGCATCTGCAACTCAACGTCAAACATGATCTCAGTCAATTGCTTGACTTCTTGATATGCTTGTGGGTCACCACCAGCTTGTTCAACGGCACGAGCTGTACCTGTAGCACCAATCACAGTCGTAAAGATCTGTGTGTAGTTGCCCAAGTTAGAACGTGTGTTGTCAGCGGCAGCAGACGCATCAACGGCAGCACCTTCCAACTTAGCATTCAGTGCGGGTACACGGAAGTAGTCGTTAGGCCAAATGTGCAGAGTTGAATTAACTTTACGCTTTTTGCTCATAGCCATGTTAGTAACCGGAGTGCGGTCTTTAACATAGTTAGAAACAGTCATGTCGAGGTCTTTAACTACGATGTCGGTAGCATAGGCTCCATTGCCGTTACCGAGGGATGTCGATGTAATAGTAGACATAATATCTCCTGAATTAACGCCTCCGCTTATTAGCGGCAAGCATAGTTGCTAAAAGGTCACGAGCCGCACCCTTATCACCGCTTTGCGCTTTCCTTTGAAGTTCCACCGACTTATCTTCAGGTGCTGTCTTGCCTCTTGCCATTGGTTTACTAGCGGCAGCTAATGAACCTCCTGCATTCTTCACTTTAGGTCCTTCTCGGAATTTCATACCATCCCGAACAAGTCCTAGTAGATACTCATCACTGGATACCAAATCAATGTTTTGGACACCAGGAACAAATGTCCCACTTGCACCTTTCCAATCTTTAGACAACTTTTCCCGTAATTCAGAAAATGTTGCCTTGTTCGCCAATTCTTTGTCTGTGAAGTTTTGTCGGGCTTGTTCAAGCTGTTGCTTTACAACCTTACTTCGGTGATCAAAAAACTGTTGAACTTTCGGTCTATTCGCTTGAATGAACTGTGACTTTTCCTGAATTAACTCGTTGTTCTGACGCATTGCTGCTTCAGCTTCACTTCGTCTAATTTCATCAGGAGCATTGTCATAGATCTGTTTCCATTGCTGGTTATATTGTTGGATTTTTACCAATTCATCAGCCGCTTGTTGCAACTGAGGAACCATTGTTAATTCCAACCCTATTTGCAGACCATCTAATTCAATCCTGCGATTACTTTCGTATTCTTCAAAATCTGCTTTTTCGGCTTTAAGCTTACGAGCATTCTCATGGATAGCACTTCCTTGACCAAGAATGGCAGCCGCCTTAGATACAGGAATCTCAATAAAACCGCCTTCGGCTTCCTTATTGGGAATTCTCCACATCATGTCAGGATTCTGCTCTGCAAACTCTAAGAAGTTAATTGGTTCGGTTACACCATCGGTGGCCTCATCCGTATCCTCAGAATCTACAGTTTCTGTAGTCCCATCAATACCATCTTCAGGTTCGAGCCCCTCTTCAGGAGTCGCCTCGGGGGATTTGGCTTGCGCCTCTTCTTGTCCCGCTGGTGGTGTAACTGCTTCGGGTTGGGGATTGTTACGCCTGTTGGCGGCAATCATCCCTGCGATAGCATCTACAGGATTCACACCAGTTTGCTCAGTGGCGGTCGCATTTGCGATTACGTCTGACATATATTACCTTATTTCGTTAAAGTTTCAACATTTTTGTTAGCTACCTTACCGAGATATTCAGTTCGTTCAATAAACTCAATGAAGTCTCGGACTCCGGCAACACGCTGTGCATTATCAATTCGATTAACATCGTCCTTGCTTTCTTCTAGCATTTCTAGCAAGTAAAACCTATACAGGTTAAATAACAATGCAAAATCATCATTGCGTAAGAGCTTTTGTGCGCTCTCTCCATTTTCTATAACCAGAGTCTTCCGATTTACATGAGCCTCCTTATGACTATCTATAACTTTTGTCCTGCGATTAAAATAATCACGGATATTCGATACCAAGCTTTTCATTGCAATCCTTAATCTACTTGTACAGAGCTTAACTTGCCTCTCTTAGCTGCCAAAGCCTCAAACATATCATCTGTATCAATATCTTGAGCTTTTCTGATATTCAAAGCAGTAACTGATCCACTTTCCTCAACCTTGGCATTATTCAAAGCCACTTTAGATTGAGTTTCTTGTTGTTCAGCAGAAGGACCTTTGGCCGCTTGTGCTTGCATAATATTAACGGCTTCTTCCATAGTAGGCAAATAAGCGTCTACATCCTTAACCCCTAAAACCCGCAAAGTATCTTCAAAAGGTCTACGAACTTTAATAAACATTTCGGGGACTTCAGGTGGAATCATCATCATGGCTTGGGAAAACTGTTGTTGAGCCTGAAGAATCATTTGTTGGCGTGTCAGGCGGTTTTCCTCTGAAAGGAAGCCCAAAGCCAAATCAATGTTGATCATTTTGCGATCAATAAACTCAAAGTTTTCAATTGATATGGCATCCATAAATGGCGCACCTTTTAGGCAAGTGCCAGCCAGTTGCTGAATGTTGAAATCATCAGAATACTGAATTAATGTCTTCCAAGTAATGTAAATAACATCTCGCAAGCCAATGGCGCAGTTTTTGACCATTTCATCTTGGATCAACTGATTAGGACCCATAGCCAATTGGAGCTTAAAGCCTGAGTTTCCGTCTTTCATAACTTCAGGGTTAAGCGTATCGCCAGGGCTTGTCATGCCGATCATGGCCATCTTGTCCGACTCAAAGCGGTTCATGGCTGATTCCACATATGCCAAGTTACCCTGCATAGGTTGGAATTCAAAGATGTGCTTGGTAGGATCAAACTTACGATCCAAAATAAACATGGCACTCACACCACGCTGAATCTCTTCGGCATCCAAGAATTCAGGATTAACACCAATTCTAGGGGTGGAAGACTGCATGGCAAAGGACATTTCTGCCCTGCGAATTGCCGTTGCATATTCTTGAAGCGGAACCAAACGCTCACCCAAAGAGTAACCAAAGAAGTTACCTGTAATGGGTTTTGGACACATATTGGCCAAAGGAATAAAGTCTACTTCCTTGGCATACAGAATGTATGAACCTGAAAAACAGCATTCAACAATCTCTTCTTCGCCATCACCATCAATGTCCCTGCGAATCCATGCGGTGGTCAACATAATGACTCGGCTATAGCGGTCTGCGCCTTGGGAGGCAATAACGCCTTGACCTGGCACAGGGGTAGAGTCACGGGCGTGAAGGGCTAAGTCATTCTCCAAAGCACCAGCTTGGTAAGCACCCGCAGGACCATAAGCAGCATGGTCAGCCAATAACTCTAAGTCTACAAATGGGAATTGCGCCTTACATTCATGGATAGTCATTGGGTCATAAAAGCCCACAAAGTCTTGATCCTGAATGGTTGGAATAGTTGGGTTGCAAACAAAATAATGTTGTGCAACGTGCTTTACTCGAATGCTTGTTTCATATCCGGTAAGCTTGTACTTGGCACGATAAATAGTGTTATTGCGTAAAGCATCCTGAAGCTCATCACCTGTAGGTTCTTGCATTGACTCATCAGGAGCCATTGCTTCTTGCATAGCACCTTGAAGATCTACGTCAATTTTCCGCATATTTTGACGTTTAGCAGTTAAGCCTTTATCACCTGCCAAAGTCTCAAACACTCGCAGTTGGTCACGAGTACCTTCTACTTCTTTGTATTGCGTCACAGGACTACGCACGGGTGAAACCATCACAATGCCGTTTTTATGCAGCAAAGAATCCTGCGCCCAATCCCGAATGACTTGATAAGAATCATTCTTACTGTTGAGCATATATTTGACCATTTCAGTGGCTTGACGGGCTTGATCGCCATCCATTTCACTGAATCGTTCAAACTCAAAATTGATCTTGCCATTAGGCATTAAGCACTTGGTGATAACCGCAGTAGCGTAGTCAATACCTGGCGCAACAATAGGCTGAATGTAATCAATACCACGAATAGGTTCCGTAGAATTTGATACTGGAATGTTCAGATAGTGGTAATCAGTAAAACGATTGTATGTATTCTTGGACTGAGTCAGTCGCAAGTAATCAACCATTTTTACATACACTTCATGGCAAACTTGTTCGGTAAGACCACGATTGCCAGATGAACTCGCAAGATTTTCTACAATTACGTTTTGTTTATCTAGCATCTTTATATCCTTTGGACTTTACCTTCGGGTACATCAATACGCCTAAAGCTAAAGTTATTTGCCCTACTCACTACGGATTCACCATGGCCTTGAATCAAAGCTAATATGCCAATACGGGCAGAGTCAATGTGATCGTCAGGATCAGAAAACTTACCCGCATCGTCAATAGCGTAATTCCGAGCCTCATCAAGAAATGCCTTGCATGACTCATTAATCATAAAAGATTTACGTTCCATGCCCATCCGCATTATATTGATTCCATAGGCTTTGTGGTTAGTTACTTTGCCTTGATCGTTAGGTGGGTTTAATATAGCACCTGAAATACAGTTTAGTCCATAGGAATCTTCAAAAACTTCTCGAACAGATTGTTCTGTCAATGTGTACCTACCTGCCAAACCAGCATCATGGGGCAGGGCAATAGGCACATCCCGTGTTTCTCTGTCTAGCAAATAATGCACATATTCATCCGGTGTTTCACCGCTAGGGATTGTAATTTGCTTATGCAGATAAATGATTTCTTCTACAGGATTCCTGAAAAAGAAAGAAATGACAGTAGGGTCATTCTTAATCCCCAAGTCAAAGCTAATCAAACGCTCTAGCTTTTCATTGTGTCTTAACTCAATGTCTTCAGACTTATAAGTAGGCCATTCAAGTAATGGGAAGACCACGCCTTTGCCAACCAAAGGAATGCCATTTATACGGCAGTCTCGTTCCCAAGGCATAAAGTCTCGGGCTAATTGTTCCCGTTCTTTTTTGGGGAAAAATGATTCACCCCATTCGTTTTCGTATGGGATATCGTCCCAAGTAACCCTGATGTGGGAGTAGCCATCAATGTTGTCCCAAAACTTTCGGACAAGTCCCGATAGACCTTTAAGTGGAGTGAAAGAACAGATAACTTGGCCGTTGCGGGACGCTGTACGAACAACGAGTTCTGAGAAAGTCTCATCTGGTGGTTGCTCATCAAGAACCACGAGGTCCAACTCAAAACCCTGCAAATGCCTGACTTGTTGGGTGTAGTTGGAGAAGTAAAGTTTAGACTTTCCTCCAGACTCGTGCCAAATTTCGATGGCCAAGACGTTAGCTCCATCTGTTCGGATTGATTTGTCATCAATGCACTCCCTCGGAATAGAACCCGTGCCTAACTTGTAACTTTGCTTAATGTCATCACAACCTAACAACTTAGATTGTAATGTTTTGGCAACCTGTTCCCAAGATTCACCTGAACACATGGCAATAATGGGCTTGTCCCATCTTACGCCTTTCCATCCTTTAGGATACTTACCTGTTAAATGGTAAGCAGTCTCATAAGTAGATGCAATAGTTTTACCTGCACGATTGGCAGCAATCATACCCCTACGGGAAAACTTAGCACCCATGTCAAAGAATTTTTGCTGATACTTAAACGGCCTAAACCATTTCAAAGTATTGAACTGCATATCTTGGGCAATCTTGTCTCTAGCAACTTTCATTGCCCTGAGTTGTTCGGCAGAAAGATTCTTAATCTGATCTTTACCGCCAGCCAACTTAACCAAATGCTTTATCGCCCTGTCTTTGTAGAGGGGAAGGATATAGTCACTGGCTTCACTTTTTGCCATAGTTATCTCGTATGTTTAACAAGATTTGTGCAGCATATGCAAGATAGTAAACTTCATCTGGCTCAAGCTTGTGTGTTCCCTGAAGGTCTTTTTGCAACCATTCTAAGGTTTTACGAGCACAAGCTTCAGCTTGGGATGACAGTCTGTTTTGGAAGATTTTGGATGGGTCTTCCATCACGCCCACGGATCAGCAATATTCTTCTGAGAGATACTTGTAATGTTGCGATCAATCAATGACCACACCCCACCACCTTTTTCGCCAACCAAATATGAGTAAAGACCACGGCCTTTTTCTGTAAAGGTTCCATCAGGTCTACGCATTAACAACTCTTCTGTACGAGGGTCAATCCAACTGTATTTCTCAGGAATAGTTTGACCATACTTGTTGACCTTTTGACCAACAGGCACTTGCTCTAATGGACCCATTACCTGATAAGTAATACATCCGTTGTCGTACTTTTTAAAGTTGATGCCAACCTTTTTATCCGATTGTGGATCAAGAGGGTGAGGCATATTGGTTGCGCCAAAGAAGTGAACCAATGAACCTTCATCAGGCAAATCAACACTGCGTTTTGGAAGAGCCCTTACAGGGTCGCAAGGGATTTGATCTTTTTTGTCTACATAAGGATTGTCATCCGTAGCATACTCAGAAGGTATTTTTTTACCTTCCAAAGCATTCTTAGCGACAATGTACTGCTCTT